ATGAAAATCTTCATTTTATTGATTAAAAAAAAGGAATTTTTGCCCATCAATGGACACAAAAACTTATCCAAAACTTATCCTTTAATTTTAATCAGTATGGCAACTCTCAAACTAACAATTTTCAAAGCAAAAGTTTTAAAAGATGGCAGACATAAAATTAGAGTGGCCGTTTGCCATAAACAGGAAACTTGCTACATTATCACTCGGTTTATCATAGATAATCTCTCCCAGTTCAAGAACGGACAGGTGGTAAAACGCCCGGATGCCGCAATGATAAATACAAAATTGCGTAATCTTCTCAATAAGTATCAGGAAAGATTGGACAAGATAGATAATCCAGGTATCTATTCATGTACACAGTTGAAGGATTTCATCTTAAGGGAATCTGTGGATACACAGGGGGAATCATTTAAGTCTGTGTGTGATGCATATATTGAGGAACTGTTTAAAAACAGTAAAACCAACTATGCTAATATGATGAGGGAAAGTGAGGCTCATTTCTTGAAGTTCCTGCGTGGGGATGTACGACTTGTCGATATTACCCCGGAACTTATAGAGCAATATGCAGCGTATCTTGAAAAAAAGAATTGGAGCCGGGCGACATTGGGGATAGTAATGAGAAATACGCGGACAATCATAAACAGGGCGATAAAAAAGAGAAAGGTTTCATATAATGTACATCCTTTTGTAGATTATTCTATTCCGCAATCTCCTGTACGCGATGTCAGTATCAGGCTGGAGTCTTTGTCCAAGATACTTAATGCTGAGGTTGACAGTAATTATCTGTCAGTAGCCAGAGATTTGTTCTCTCTTTCATTTTATCTCGGAGGTATTAATATGACTGACTTGATGGATATGGATTTTAGAAACTCTAGGTATATACAATACTCCCGTAAGAAGATTATGGGGCGGACTTCCAATGCAAATGTCATTATATTGCCTGTTCACGAGAAAGCAGCCTGTATTATAGCAAAATGGATGAATCCAAGAACCGGTAAGCTGGATTTTCATTATAATTTCACTTATAAGAATTTCTCTCGTCATATATCACGGGGAATAGCGAAGCTTGCAAAGGAACTTGGGATAAAGGAACGTGTGGTTTACTACTCCGCCCGGAAAACCTTTGCACAATTAGCTTCAGAACTAGGGATACCTGATGGAGTGATAGACTACTGTTTAGGGCATTCGGACAAGAGTAGGGGAGTGATACGCTATTACGCTAAGGTAAGGGAGAAACAAGCGGAAATAGCCGTCAATCGGGTGATTGATTATGTGGATCATCCGGAGAAATATAAGGAGTTTTTGGAAATGAGAGCAGATATCATGCTGATGAAGTCCTAACTCAAAAATCAAGCGGTTATCTATAAAATATAGCCGCTTGATTCGTTTACCGAATAATAAAAGAATATCATTTACTGTTTTCAATATTTGCTCTGATTTGTTTCAAAATCAGAAACGGCCCTCCCATCTTATAGTTCCCTAAGTTTTGTTTTGCTTGCATGATACAGCTTTCAATAGTAAGTTTCAAATCCGGGGTAAAAGCTGCTTTGTTAATCTGCATTTCTTTTGGAAGTTCATTGGCATGGTTATTGAACCATATGATCATTTCATTTAATTCCTCTTTCGGAATAAGATTCTTTTTTTTCAGCCATAATACATAAGTTGATGTTAATAGTGTGCAAAGATAAAGGAACATATAATTCATGGGTTATCTTTTAACAGAAATATTATCAAAATAAAACCGTTCCTATTTATCACAAGCTGGAACGGTTCAGATTAGTTTCGTTTTTGACAATCTACTTCACATTTTATTGAACAAAATACCAATGGATTTGTTCAAAGGGATTTGCCTATTTCTAAAAATATTTGTTGTCACATTATTACGTATTACAAAAAAGGAGGGCATCGTGCATCACGAGCCCCCCAAACTTTTATTATGAGATTGGCTTCTACTCCAAAATTACAGGGCAAAGATAGGAAAATAGAATATATGGCACATTACTGGATGGTATAATGTGCCATTTTTATTCATTAAGCTGATTTCTTTTTGGAATCCAAAAGCTTAGGAAGGTAATCTAAAGCTTTCGTATCTCTTGCGGAGAAATATTTTTCTGCGTGTTTAGGAATCCACTCTTCATCCACATATTGAATAAAAATAGGCAAAAGGGCATTTTCATATTGCCTTGCATCTAATTCCATTCCACTCGGGAATTTATGTTTGTAAGATTTGTACTTGCCTGCTAATTCAGAATAGTTAAGCTTTAAATAGGTAGCAAAACATTTACCCACGCTCACATCTGGGCGGATTTCCTTTCCATCGAAAGCTTTGTTAGGGATTTCGTACCCAACATGATGGAATCTTCCGTAAAGTCTAACAAACAGTTCGTTTATAACAGAAAAATACCCTTTATCCACTCGATCCCAATTATCATTGTACCTTATTACAAAATTAGGGATTTCACTTCTGTCTATACTATAACGTCCGGTTTTCCTTATTGAAGGAATTACAACTTTAGTAATCCATTTGCAGAACTTCTTAGCAAATGGCTTCCTACTCTTGAATACTAAGGAATATAAACCACTCTCACTGATTAGATTAACTCTCCGATTTTGACCTGCCCTAAGTATTACTGAGGTCAGCTTTTCATCTTCATCAAGAGAAGACAAAGATTCGGTAGTGTTAGTCAACCCTAATAAATTACATACATCGGAAGCTACAAACCACGGTTCACCATTAATTTCAATAGTTAAAATATCTGTTGATACATTTGAAATGGAACTTCCATCCATTTCATCGTACTTAAAAATTAAATAATTCATTTCTTTCTTATAAACTTTTAAAAATATTAATTATCCCATCCATCCAACTGGGTATGGCAAATATACATTTTGTTGTCTACAAAAACAAGAAAATGTAATAATAAAAAAGGACAATTACCTTCACAGGCAATTGTCCTCATAGGGATAATATTTATTTATTTTTAAAAGTTTCAGACAATATTAATGTGTATGGAAATATTACCTTTCCAGTTGCATACTGCAAAGGTAATATTTTATTTTGAATAAATGTATGTTTACAGGCAAAAATAAAAGTGATTTTGCAAAAAAATAGATGCAACCAAGTTTCTTAATAAAACACCCCGACTCATCACGAGCCAGAGTATTCAACTTATGAATTTCAAGTTTTATTATGAGGAATCATTATTACGCCAATGTTTTTTTCGCCAACAGCGCAACAATAATCAGTACGGTTACACAAACACAGGCAAAACCGAATTGTTCATGGAAATAAAAAAAAACTTCCCGACTTATCACAAGCAGGGAAGTCTTAATCATAAATTTAAAGTCTTATTATAAGAAATCGTTTCCA